CAAGCCCGACGGCGACGACTGTGATAACCCGTCCTGCGTTGGACTGACCGATGCATTATCGGATGTCGGCCATGTCGCTCAAATTTTACTCGATCTCGATTGGCTCAAGGATGCTCTCGAGATCGAGGCGGCAAATGAGGGCGATGGCGCCCCGCAAGCAGCGCGGATCCAGGCGATCATCGCTGACCTGAGCAGTTTTCTGAGCACCCTAGTCGGCGAAGAGACTGAAGAAATCACAGAAGACGGCGAACGAGACCGCGCCTCTCTCTCACCGGCGATGCGGGAGCCACTTGCCACGGCGTCCGGGGCGTCACGCCTCACCGCTCCGCGCCAGACGGAGAACGCGAAACTGCGGAAGCTAGCCGCCGGTCTCTTCGCCAAGGCCAAGCACTCGCAAAGCGACCAGACGCTGATCGACATGGCTTATCTTGCTTGCGACAATTGCATTACGATCGATGGATTGTCGGCCGCCGAGCGCGATTATATCGACAAGGCATGTGTCGCGCTGAGGGCCGCCGGTGCGCGTGGGACAGGAGGCAAAGGGCCGACCACGGGCGACATGGGCAATCAGGAACCCGAACCCGACAGCAACGCGCGCGCCGATACTTCCAGGGCGTTCGACACGATCTTGTCGGCGCTTGGCAAGCGCAGCCCCGGGCACCAGCACCTGATGGACGTGGCTCACGAATGCATCAAGAAGCTGACCGACGGTGCGACGTGCAAAGAAACTGAAAAAGCCGGGGCGCGCCACTCCAAGGAGACGATCGAGCATCTTCGCGCGGCGCATGACCACATCGTCGCCGCGGGTGCCGAGTGCGCCGCGGTAGACGGGGACCGTCAAGGCGTCGATGTCGAGCGCGCAACAGCCGCGAGGGATGACCTGATGAAGGCCGTGTCAAATGAGCGAGCCGAGAAAGCGGCGCTGATCAAAGCGCTGGACGAGATGGCCCCGATGCTCGAACGGTTGGCGAAGAGGGTCGAGGACATTGCGCGTACTCCGTTGCCGCCGCTGACGATGGCCAGAAGCACTCACTCGATCTCAAAACAGCAGGACCGCGGCGGGAGCGACGCCGAACTCTCACCGGATGTGATCGCTTCCGCCCTCGCGAAGATGAGTAAAGAGGAACAAACGCTGACGTTGATCAAGGCCAGCTACGCCAACCCGATCCGAGTGTTAGGGAGCCCTGATACTAGCGCGTAACGCGCTGCGTCTGGCGTCCCCGGAACAAGCCGGTAAGCCGTAGCCGTTCCTGACACTATCCCGGCCTCGCGGCGAAGCTTTGCTTTGCTCGACGCCTTCGCCAAGCCCGTCCTTGCGGCGGGCTTTTTGTTGCCCCCCATTCCGGGAGGAAGGTTTCGATGAACTCGATCACTCAAGAATCGCTGGAGCTGCTAAAGGGCGCTCTGGCCAAGCCGGACGAAGCACTCGGCAAGTCGATCTCGACCGCAACCGGTCTTCTCGCCTATGACCTTCAGGCGCCGGCTAAGAACCTCTACCCCTTCGTCACCCCAATCCGCAACGTGATGCCGCGCGTCGGCGGCGGCACCGGCTCGGCAACGAATTGGCGCCAGGTCAACGCCATCATCGGCTCTGGCTTTGACGCGATGGGATGGGTGCCGGAAGGTCAGCGCTCCGGTCAAATGTCATATTCGACGTCGAACAAGTCCGCCGCTTTTGTGACGATCGGCGAAGAAGACGCGGCGACATTCGAAGCGATCTCCGCCGGCCGTCAGTTCGAGGACATCCAGGCGAGGATGACTTTCCGACTGCTGCAAAAGATGATGCTGAAGGAGGAGATGGCGATTCTCGCCGGCAATGCCTCGCTGACCCTCGGTGTGCCGGCGACCCCGACTTTGTCGGCATCGGGTACCGGCGGGACGCTCCCGACGGCAACCTATTACGTCAAGGTCGTCGCATTGACCCTCGAAGGATACCAGAACTCGACGGTCGCCAGCGGCGTCGCTACCTCAAAGACCGTCGCCGGCGCAGACGGCAAGAGCTATAGCCTCTCCGGCGGATCGTCGAACATCAGCGCTGAGGCCAGCCAGGCGGTGACCTTAGGCCAGGCTCTGCAGTGCAGCGTCACCGCGATGCAGGGGGCGGTCGGTTACGCGTGGTATCTCTCGACTGCGAGCGGCACCGAGACCCTGCAGGCGATAACGACGATCAACAGTCTCGCCGTCACCGCGCCGCTCAGCGCCGGCAATCAGTCGCAAGCCGCGATCAGCGCCGACAACTCGGCTAATCCCGGCTACGCCTATGACGGGTTGTTGACCACCGCGCTCAAAGCCGGATCGAATGCCTACGTCAATATCATGGCCACCGGCACGGCAGGAAGCGGTACGCCGCTGACCGCATCCGGGCGCGGGTCGGTTGTCGAAATCGACACGATGTTTCAGAGGATGTGGGACAATTTCGAGCTGTCGCCGACAGTTCTCTACGTCAATTCTCAAGAGCTGAAGAACATCACAACCAAGGTGTTGTCAAACGCCTCTGGGCCTCTATTGCGCTTCGACACCCCGGCAGACGGCAGCCAAGGCGAGTATCAGCTGACCGCCTCGGGCGTCGTGCAATTCTACTACAACCCGTTCGCAATCGAGGGCGGGTTGAGGATCCCGATCCGGATCCATCCGCGCGTGCCGCCGGGCACGATCATCGGCTGGGCCGAGAACCTGCCTATCCAATACCAGTCAAACGAGGTCCCCAACGTGGCCGAGTTGAAGACCCGGCAGGACTACTACCAAATCGACTGGCCGATTGTCACGAGACAACGCCAGGTTGGCGTTTACGCCGAAGAAACGCTGGCCGTCTATGCGCCCTTTGCCATGGGTGTGATCTGCAACATCGCGAACGGATGACCGCGATGCGCGAGCTCCCGGCGCCTCGGCGGGGAGCTCGCGCCGCATCAGCCCCCGGGTGGACCGCGGGGTCTCGACTTGCATGGACTCGGCCCCGAGGGCGTGTGTTTTGTCGGCAAGGCGCATTAGGCGGCCTAGTTTGGGCTGGTTCCAAAAGGGTTTCACATATGGCCTCTGGCGATCTAACGACGCTCGCTGATGTAAAGGCTTGGTTGCAAATCGGGCAAAACGCCTTCCCCGCGACCGACGACGCACTACTCACCCGGCTGATCACTGCGGCAAGCCAATTCATCCAGACTTGGCTAAACCGCCAGATCGCCGAGGCCAACTATCTCGAACTACGTGACGGAACCGGCGGACACCGTCTGCAATTTGGCACCTTTCCGGTTTCTAACGTGCTGTCACTGACGATCGACGATCAAATGATACCCGCCGCCCAGTCGAGCTGGGACGCGGGCTACACCTTCAGCCCCACACAGCTGGCGGTGCGCGGGTATACCTTCACCCGCCGACCACAGAACGTCAGCATGACCTATACCGCGGGGTATGCGGCAACGCCACCCGAGATAGCACAGGCTTGCATCGAACTCGTCGCGCTACGCTACCGAGAGCGCACTCGCATCGGCGAAGTTTCAAAAGCTCTGGGTGGAGGCGAAACAGTAGCCTATTCGCAAAAGGATATGAGCGACGCGACTAAGACGCTGATCCAGCAATACCGGGTGATCGCGCCGGTTGCCGGTTATGTTCAAATGCTATGATCAACAGCCACCTCGTTGGTGCGTCTCAGACGCTCGAGCGGCTGCGCGGGTTGCCGGATGCGGTGGGTTCGGGGCTCGCGCGCGCAATCGTCAGGCTCGCGATCGATCTCCAACGCAGGGTGCAGCTGGATAAGCTCGCAGGCCAGATGCTGCTCGACCGTACCGGCGGGCTACGGTCGAGCATCGATCTGCGCATCGATCGAAGCGCGGCGTCTCTCCGGGCAACGGTCTTCACCAGAAGCCCTTACGCTCGCGCACACGAATACGGCTTCTCCGGCACAGTGAATGTCAGGGCGAGCCTAAGGCAGATCAGGGAGGCGTTCGGCCGGCCGATCGCGGAGAAGACGATCAGCGTTCGAGCCTATAGCCGCCGAATGAATCTTGCCGAACGCTCGTTCCTGCGCTCGGCGCTCGCGGACATGACACCGGAAATTCGCGATGAGGTGGAGGCCGCAGTGCGTCAGGCAGTGTTGAGATGACGGCCACAGCCGCAGCGCCAAAGCAGCCCTGGGTCGGGAACCTCATTTCCGAGAGCAGCCTATGATCGTTCGCGAGACAATTTATGCCGCGCTCTGGGACTTGGCGGCTGGTGCAGCGAACTTCGCCAGCGCGAACCGCCGGCTGCGGCACTGGGCCGACGTTACCCCGCCAGAACAGCCGGCGTTATTCATGAGCGAAAAGGGCGGTTACGGTGCCGTCAAGACGCTCGGGGCGCCTATCGTTTGGACGCTCTTCGCCGAGTTTTATGTTTACGTCCACGCCAGCGATCCCTATCAGGCGCCGTCGACGGTCTTGAACCCGCTTCTCGACGCGCTCGAAGCGGCGCTGGCACCCCCGCCGTCTACGGGGATCCAGAACCTCGGGTTGCCGGAAATGGTCCAGCACGCGCGTATCGCCGGCAAGATTGAGACAGATGAAGGCGTTCTCGGCGATCAGGCGATTGCAATAGTCCCGGTCGAGATCCTTTGTCTGTAGCAGCCTGCTCTAATCTTTCCGAGCATACCGAGCAGTATTCGTCTGGTCGGTAAGGATTTAATTGGGAGGCGAGCGATGTACAACGAAATCGAGCCCCGGCCGCCGGAGCCACTGGGTCTTGCTGAGCCACCCGTCGCCCCGGTTAGGGTCGAAGAGATGATCGAGCGCTGGTGGCAGGACTATTTCCCAGGCTCAGCGGTCGCTCGAGACACGCAGGCTTGGAATGTCGCCCATGCCGCCAAAGAGGCTCTAAAGCGGCTTTTAAAAGGGAGTAGGTGAGATGCAATTGAGCTTCGGCTCGGGAGCGGTGTGGGGCGAACGCACGGACGTGACCGGCTCGGGGATCGGGCCGCGCCAGTTCGGCGTGCTCCAAGACATCCAGATCGACTTCGACTGGACCGACAAGGAACTCTACGGCCAACTCCAATTCCCGGTGGCGATCGCCCGCGGGCAGGGCAAGATTACCGGCAAGGCGAAATTCGCCCAGATCCTCGGGCTGCTCTATTCGGACATCTTTTTCGGAGTGGCGCCGGCAACTGGCCAGTTCGCGGTCTCACAGCTCGAAGCGGCGACCGTTCCGGCAGTAACCCCCTACACGATTACCGCCGCCAATGCCGCCAACTACAATGACGATCTCGGCGTCGTTTATGCCGGCAGCGGCAAACGTTTCAACCGGGTCACCACCCCGTCCGCGGCTGGTCAATACTCGGTTAATTTTGCCAGCGGGATTTACACATTTTCTGCTGCCGATGCCAGTGCGGCGCTATTGATCTCGTACACTTACAATGTTGCGACGAGCGGCAGCAAGGTGACGATCACCAATCAGCTCATCGGCACGACGCCGACGTTCAAGGCGACGTTCTACTCCACCTACAGCGGGGCCGGTACCGCCCTGCGCCTTAACGCCTGTACGGCGAATAAACTGTCATTGCCGACCAAAGTCGACGATTGGACGATCAATGAGCTGGACTTCTCGGCATTTGCCGATGCATCCGGCACAATCGGCTATCTGAGCACGGTGGAGTGATGATTCCCGGCGTGACCGTCGCGATGGGCGGCCAGGACTGGCTGGTGCCGCCGCTTACCCTCGGCCAACTCCGCCGCCTGATGCCCAAGGTCCGCCAGTTGACCGAGATTGGTTCGTCGATGGGCGAGGCGCAGATCGGCGTGCTGGTCGAAATCGTCGCCTCGGCGCTCCAGCGCAATTATCCCGATGTGACGACGGATAAGGTAGAGAACCTATTAGACCTCGGCAACGCCAGCGCCGTGTTGAATGCCGTCCTCACCGGTTCGGGCCTGAAGCCGCGCGGAAACCCGCCGGGGGAAGCGGTGGCCCCCGGGTTCAGCCCGGGGGCCGGAACGGCAGTAATCGCGCCATCCCCGGTAGTGAGCCAGGGGGTCACGACGGCTGGGGGCGAATCTATGGCCTCCTCGCCACCGCCTGCGGCTACAGCTATCCTGTAATCGACGAGATGACTCTTCTGGACTTCGAAGAGCTCGCCTCTTATTGGGCGGAGTACCCGCCATTGCACGTCCTCGTCGGGGCGTATCTCGGCGCCGGCAAAGCCATGCGCGAGCGGGCGTCGTCAGCATCCGCAAGGTCGAGCAGGGTGAGGGGTTTGGGTGTCGATTCGGTTCTCGCCGAGCTCGGGCCTGGATTTGGCGCTGGCGACGTTCATGCCGGTTTAGCACCGGTGGTGCTCGACTTTGCCGAGTTGCGCCGACGGTCGAACGCCGGCGGCTGAGGCATGCGCCGGTCGGTTGCGGCGGGCCGCGGCCCCGGAAAAGTGCTTTGGCGTACCGTCGTTGAGGGACAATCATGGCCGACATTGAAACCAGCGTCGTCATCAGCGCCCAAACCGACGATCTCCAATCC